TACTCACTAGACGGTACACAAACATTCGTTAAGTACGAAGGTACACAACCATTCTTTCTGCTCGGCAAGACAGAGTACAATCACGAAGAGATACTAAACATCTTGAGCGGTCCTGAGTGGACGAGTGACGAACCTATCTGATGGCTCCTAAGCAGTCAGAGGGCTTATCGGAATCCTCATCTGCCCGTGTAAATGTACAATTCGCAATAAAGATTATTGTGGGTGTGGCAACCGCGGTGTGGTGCTGGTCTGAGCTTACAAACCGCATGGCGGCTATGGAACTACAGGTGAGTCGGGTATCGCACGAGTCTACGCTTCTTGGCGATCTATCTGCCCGCATGATGCACCTGGAGAAGTTTGCAGAACAAGCAAAAGATGATCTCGATCATTTGGTGGAGATGCAAGACGCTCCAATTACCTCTGACTTTCAGCAGTTTGAGCGATTAAAATACCTGGAGAAAGAAGTGGACCGCTTGCGGTTCAGACTAGATTGGTGAAATGGGCGAAATACTTCTTATGTTACTTACGGGGGGCGGTTCTACGGCTCTTGGAGCGATGCTCAAGGGTGGCTTCGGAATGCTATTTGAGAATCGCCGCCAAAAGCACGAGCTTGAGCTTGCACGAGAAAGTCGCGCAAATGAAAATTTTCTTAAACTCCAAGCTGAATTGGCTAAAGGAGGTAATAATGAGTTCCGGGATTTTTCTCGTAGAATTATCGCTTTTATGGGCATTGGTACTTTGTGTTTGTGCGTCCTGTTCTGCACCCTATTCCCATCGGCAGAGTTCCTCTCCATCACCAACGCACATGGCGAGGGCAGAACAGAATGGCTCTTCGGCCTCATTAGCTACCCAGCCAGCCAGGACCCCATCACGCTATCGAGTGGCCACCTCGCCTATATGGGCCACACCGCCCTTATGGGCATCCTCGGATTTTATTTTGGGCCTTCGCCCAGCAGACGATAAATGAACATGATCGACCGCGTTTCAGTAGCCGGAATGAGTGGTACAGCCGCCACCTTTGGCTTGTCCACCATCGACTCCTTCCTGGGTATCGCAGTAGGTGCGGTGACTCTCGTCTATATGTCGATCAAACTCTACCAAGAGATTAAGCGGAAATGAGTCGCTACCGCAGTTACGGCAAACTAGACGATCCATTCGTGACAGAAGGGGACACCTTCTTTCTGCGGATGAATGCGCGTCTGCGCCCAAACCAGTTAAAGCCTGGAGAGGTTGCCCTATCGAAGAATGGGCGGATGAATGATGATGGCACATGGCAACCCCGCAAAGGCTTATCCACACTCTTTGGGTCGATCACATCGGGGGCAGACTCAATTCTGCTTCCCTACATCGTGCAATCCGCATCCCGCTCATCGGGAGTGGTTTCAATAGTTCTTAATAGCACTCCTAGCTTATCCTTCATCCCAGGTGATAATATAACGGTAAAAAATATTGATGCGTCCGTAGACGGCACTCATGCATTATCGACTGTAAACTTCACCACAAAGACCTTAACTTTCGCCAATGCTGGGAGTGATGCAACATTTTCAGTACAGGATGAGTCCGCAAGCAATACATCCGTTTGTACGGTTGGGAATACAATCGTCACAGAACTAAATTTCACCTTAAACGATGATGGGGTGAACGCGGTTTATGGATCAGCGGTTTATAGCGATGCCTCATCTAACTCGGATGACTTTATTTTTTCCGCCACCAATAATGTTTGCGTAATTGTCCGGCTGAAAGACACAGCCCTATTTAAATGCCGATACGAGGGTGGTGGCGAGACGGTGGATGCTCCTGTAGGTATGTCTCAGGGATTTGATAAGATGTTTATCTTCCGCGAAGGTAAGACCGCACTATCTGCAAGCCCATCACTTAATCAAATCGGGATATCCTCTGCCTCCCAATCGGGTCAGGTGATTACCGTAAATACATCAGCAAATCATGGTCGCGTAGTAGGTGACTTTGTCACGCTGACTAACCTGGGTAATTGGACAAACAATCCAAACGATTGCTATCAAATAGTATCTGCTCCAACTGCCACACAGTTCACCGTGGAGATGGCAAACTCTCAAACTGCTACATTTAATGTATCAGGAGCATCGGTAGAATACTTTGATGATTTCACGAGGGTATCAAATGGTACTTATACAGCACCTGTTTATTTAACTGATTCTAATGTAAGCACAACCGATGGCGTGGTTACAATGAACATACCATCGGGGCATAATTTAACCGAGGGTGATCAGTTAGTTATTCGTGATGCCACTACACCGATTGATTTATATCTCGGCAAAGAGGTAGTTGTTACATCCACACCTAGCAATACTCAATTCACCTTTAACTTAGGCGTGGAGGATGTGACGGGTAAATCGGTAACCGTGTCCAAGCAGTTGGCAATCGGTAAAGGATTTATCCATATGCCATCTGCTCCCTGGGGAGAATTTCACCAGCGTAGACTTTGGGTTCCTTATTGGTACTCTTCGGATGTATCTCCACAGGACCGAAATATTCGGGACGAGTTAATCGCCTCGGATATTTTTGATGGCGATACATATGACAGGATCGGTAATCAGTTCCGAGCGAGTGCCGGGCAGAGTGATTACCTGGTGGGACTGAAAGGATTTACCCAAGATTCGATTGTAGTTTTTAACCGCAAATCCATCCACCTAATGACAGGCGTGAGTGGATCTCTTTCCGATGTATCCACCAATGTGGTGACCACAGAGATCGGAGCATCAGCAAGGAAGTCAATTGTTCAGGTAGCGAATCAAATAATGTTCTTATCAGATCAAGGGATATATCAAATTCAATTCCTTGATGAGTATAATCTCCGTGGTACAGGTACACCATTGTCTGAAACCATTCAACCATTTATAGATCGGATCAATCAAGATTACGCCTACCTTTCCACAGGCGTATATTTCAACTCCCGTTATTGGTTGGCCGTTCCCTTAGACTCAGCACCTGGTGCTGGAAACGCGACTAAGCTCAACACCATATTGGTTTACAATTTTATTAATGGTGGATTTGAGAGTATTGACTCAGTAAACTCCGAAGACTTCGCCATTCGCGATTTACTTGTCGCTCGTGAAGGAGCGCAGAATGCTTTGTATCTTACTACCGAGGAGGGCGGGGTGCATAAGATCGATGGCAATGAAGGAGGCGATGTGGTTTCGATTACTGCTGGACAGTCATCATCCTCAACTATCCCTGTGATTAGTCAGCTAACCACCCGCCAATACGATGCTGAATCTATGGATCGTAAAACATTCAGTCGTGCGGAGTTTCATGTAAAATCAAACAGTTCGCAGACTGATGGTGACATCCAATTCGTCACCGAAGATCCCGACTCGGTAAGCACAAGCACAGCTATCTCCAGCCTGCTAGGTGATACCTTGCCTGATTCAGAGGAAGCATCCCTACGCCTTAGAGTAAACAAGAAGGGGTTTGGTATACAGGCAGACTTTAAACCATCCATAGGCCGTCCATACCTTCGGGCTACCAAAGTAGACGCTAGAATCAGCAATCGATCCACCACATCAATTTCATAGGAGAATAATATTATGGCAGTATTACAAACAGGACAGAGTTTCGCATCGGGCGACCAGGTAACATCAACTAAGTTACAGGACATTGCAAATCTTGCGACATTTCGCACAGGCGCTAACCAAACCGCAGACGGCTCAACGATAGAAGTCGATGCCACAGGCGGATACTTAAAAGTACCAAGCAATGGAATTGGAACAAACCAACTTTCTTCCGATGCATCTGTAGACGCTAACAGAGCAGTCGATACCAACCACATAAAAGACGGGGCGGTGACAGCGGACAAGCTCGATAGTGCGGCCGTAAGTGTGCTTATGCCGACTGCATCCCTTATGCCTTATGCTGGAACAGCGGCACCAACAGGTTATCTACTTTGTGACGGTGCGGCTGTAAGCAGAACAACCTACTCTGATTTATTTGGCATAGTAGGAACGACCTACGGCGTAGGAGATGGTTCCACCACATTTAATATCCCCGATCTTCGAGGCCGAGTAATCGCCGGTCAGGACGATATGGGAGGCACATCTGCTAATCGATTAACTAACCAAACAGGTGGATTAAATGGAGATACTCTCGGTGCAACAGGTGGGGCAGAAACACACACCCTTACAGTAGCTGAGATACCCGCACATACACATACTTATAATGCACATACTGGTTTGGGTGCATCAGGATCAGGAGGTAACGCTCAACTTGGATCACAAAGTTCAGCCACAGGTTCAACAGGAGGAGGCGGAGCGCACAACAATGTCCAGCCCACCATCATTTTAAATTACATCATTAAAACTTAATCGACATGAATAAAGATCCATTAAGAGAAGCCGCAAAACTTTTAAACAGTCAGGCTCCCGAAGGCGAGGAAGTCGCATACATAAATAAAAAGGAAGCCGAGATCCTAAAGAAACTCGGTGGTGCGGGTGTCCCTGTAAATTCTTCAGGCGTAAAATCATATTTTATAAATAGGTTATTTGGCGGGGGTAAGGATGCACCTGCCTTAGAAAAGTTCGATGTAGGAAAATCTGCTCGCGATTATGTAAATGCGATGTCTGACCCTGCTTTACAGAACCAACTACTCGCAAATCGCCAACGATACGATCCGCAGTACCAAGACTTGCAAATGAGCCTGGTTCGCCGTGCCGCCGACCCTATGGCACAGCTTGCTGAAGATCAGGCCATGCGTTCACAAGAGTTCGGCGCACAAATGGCCGAGCGCCAAGCAGGTTCTGATATCTCCCTGATGAACCGATTCGGTGCGGATATGACCCAAGCGGTCCGCTCATCCGACCCACTCATGCAAGCACGGGTCGAGCAAGCCAACAAGATGGCCGCCGATGCGTACCGCGAGAGTCAGATGACCGACCTATCGCCTGAGATGAGGCGTAGAGCAACACAGTCTGCCCGTGAGGGATTAGTCGCTCGTGGTCGGGATATGGACAATGTGGGCATTGCCGCTGAAGCGATGAGCCGTGAGGATTATTTAAGAGATGTACTTCGGGACAGCAGAAACCAGGCACAATCGCTTGGCGGATATGCTTCCGGGCTAAACCAAGCAACCTCATACGATCCACTCCGACTCACAGGTGGTGGGCAAAACTTTGTCCAACAAGGATACGCACAAAGAGCCTCCCTATTTGGATTACCACAGGAATCAGTCACCCGAATCAATCCCGATGCCGGAGTAAATATCGGTATGCAAGAATATGCCAATCGGGCGAACTACTTGGCAAACACATATGCTGCTAAAGAACAAGCGGCAGGTGGAGCGGCTGGTGGATTATTGAGTGGACTAGGTTCAGCAATTGGAGGAATCTTTGGCGATTAGCTGGGACAATCGGGAATTAATCAAAACCAAAATTTTGGAGAGGGGATAAGCACATATCGAGGCGGTGGTGGAAACACTATGATGTCAGACGGATACAAATTATTTTAATATCATGGCAATAGGAGACACAGTAAATGCGGGACTCATGCGAGTCGATTTCTCACCAATAGCTAGAGCGGGGGAGGCACAGGCACGGGCGAACCAAGCGTTTGGGGATGCAGTCGGAGGAGTGATAAATAAGTTTTATCAGAAAAAAAAGGATAAGCAGGAGAAGGAACAACTCAAGCAAGCATACTTAAAATTAGGTATGCCCGAGGAGGTTGCTGATGCCGCCAAGAATGACAAAGACCTAGCCAATCAGTTCATCAATAAAATGAACGCTGATCGGAATTACAGCTTGGAGATGGAGAAGTTCAACCAAGCGGGGGAGCTTCGCGATTTGCAGATGCAACAGATTAGGCAGAATATGGAGAGGCAGGAAAGTGCTGACCAGTTGAAAGAGGAGGAACACATGGCCGAGAATCAATTCTTACAAACTTTGCCGTCTCTAATTACCAGCCCACAGGCACAGCGTCAGGCGGACATCGCTCGACCTGGACTGTCAGCACTTGGTAATGCCGATGCCCGTAATCGATTCATGCAGTCACAGCTAGAAAATCCTAGAAACCAAGTACCGGTTATGAATTTAAACGACCGAGACTTTCTTAATCAGTTCAAAGATGATCCGCAACAAATCAAAAGAGCTTTAGCGTTTATAGAGAAGAGGAGGGCCAAACAACCGAAGGCGATGACTCCTCAAGAATTAGCTGATTATGAAGCAAAACTTATAGCTAATGAAACAAATCGGCTTAAATTGAATGATCTAAAAAACCCGCCTGTTGCGCCAATCCCACTTACCGATGGAGAGAAATCTAGGGATAGGAAATTTGGTGAGCAATTAGTTGAGTTTAATTTACCTGATATCAATAAAGGACTTGAACAACTTACTGAAGCCTCTGAAGCTCTTAGTAAAAGTGACACACTTACAGGGCCTATTGTAAGTTTGTTGCCGAATTTTGTTGGAGATCGAGTAAACCCTGAAGCGGCTGAGGTTAGAGAAGCTGTTGAAGAAGTTGTACAGCGAAACCTTCGTTTGGTTCTTGGCGCACAGTTTACAGAAAAAGAGGGCGAGCGTTTAATTAGCCGAGCCTATAATCCTAAACTAGACGAAGCTGAAAATAAAAAACGAGTAGAGCGGTTAATTAAATCTATTCAGGATGCCGCACAAGAAAAACTCAATATGAAGTCTTATTTTGAAAAAAATGGAACTTTAAAAGGATATAATTCTAGTCTGCCATCAATAACATCAATCGAACAATCTGCATTTGGTGATTCCGCTCCAGCTTCTCAATCAATACTTGATGAGATAGAAAGAAAAAAACAATTACGCAGTAAAAGGGCAGGACTGTAATGCTTACCCAAGAACAAGCACTCGCCGAGTTAAGACAATTAAACCAGGAACTCGGACTTGCCGAGGATGATGGTATCCCGTTGACGCAAGCTCAAGCGGAAGCGGAGCTTCGCAGACTAGACGAGGAACTGGCATCCACTCCTGAATCATTCGATGAATATGTAACTCGCAGAAAACAGGAGGACAGTAGATCAATCGGAGAAAAGACTTCAGCCTTTACTGATTCATTTCTAACTGGCGCAGGTACACTTGCCCAGGAAGGAGGCCGTGCGATCAAGCAACTATTTAGCGGTGGAGTAGGAGCAAAGGAATTAAAGGGTGTATTTCAGGTAGGCATAGAGGACTTTGGTAGATTTGCTGAAACCCTCGGTGGAGCGGCAATGGATAACTTCTACTCTGATGAGGAGGAGATGAAAAGAGAGTACGAGAGGTATAAGGATAACTTTCTTTATAATCAAAATGTACGCACAGCCATGCTCGAAACCTTCGATGAAGAAGGTCGGGACTTTGTCAGTTTTGGTGCAAACTTTGTCGATCCCACCATGCTTGTACCTGTTGCTGGGCAAGTCGCAAAATTAGGATCGATTGGTTTAAAATCTGCAAGACTTGGCAAACTCGCCAATGCGATAGAGAAGGGTGGGGCGATTGCATCCAAACCCACAGAACTCGTTGCAAAAGGCACACGCAAAGCAATCGAGAAAACAGCACAAGTGGGATCGAAGATCGCTGGTGCTACCGGCAAGGCTGGAGAAGTAACAGCTAAAGCCGCCGCCTTCCCTCGTAATTTCGTAACCAGTTTGGCAGGTAAAGCAATCGACCCAAAAGTAGCAGGTTCAGGAATATTAGGCGCACAGGTAACAGGTGCATTTACAGGAGCATTACCAGGCCTCGGCTTACTCACCTCCGCAGAAGTGGCTGGATATATAGCCAACAAATCGGGTAGGGGAATGGAGCGGGTATTAACCGCACTCGGTTCTGAGGCTGGGCAGAAAAGATTTCTGCAACGCCTAGCCATGCAGGCAGATTCTCCGACCACAAGAAAATACGCCCTCTATGCCCACAAACTCGGAGGCACAAGGATGGGCGATATGGCATTTAATTCTCTTGTAAATGGCATCTCTGTATCCACATTAAACGGAGCCTTGGCATACGCATCCACCGATAGCATCGAAGAACTGGGTCAGGCTATGGGCGCAGGCTTTGCAATGGGTGGAGCATTACCTGTTGGCCAACCTGGCATGAAAGCAGGCAAATCACAAGCCGCCCGTAATCAATCATCGGTAAACTTCTTAGAAGCAAAACTTGGACAGGATCAATTAAAGCAATTTCGTAAGATGGACCCCGATGCTCGCCTCGCCTTTGCCACAGTAGAAGAGGCAGGCATAAAAGCACCCAAGCTCATGTTTGTAGATAAGAATCTAATGCTTGAGACTCTCAGGGAGGACGATCTAAACATCCGCCAAGCACCCAACGCTTACTATAATCAAACGGATAATACCATCTATGTGAACGAGAATGGCCGAGCCAGCAAAAGCTCAAAAGAAGCATTTGATATTCTCACCCATGAACTCGGCCACGGATTTATCACTCAAGCAATTAAAGACGATCCATTATTCGCCCGAAAGATTTTACAACAGTACGAGGCAAAGCCAGGTGAGAAAGCATTTGAGTTTGCATTCACTAAAGACTCAGCAGGCGCACCAATCGATTCCATTATGCTCAATGAAAAGGCACAGAAGATTGCCAGCGCATACGATAATATTCAGGAAGGTGATAAATCAATCGGGGTAGGGCAGAATGCCAATATACTCGCCCAGGAGATTGGAGCCGAGCAGTTCGCTATGATGATGGTAGATAATCCAAACTACTTTAACACCATCGAACCATCCCTCCGTCAAAAACTACTCGAGGGATCTCGCAAAGTGCTGACCCTATTTGGTGCTGTGGATGGCAATACCGGCAACCCGTTGGATGTTTCTATCTCCCCACTACTTAAGAGAAACAAGACAATTCGTAACCTGTATAAAAACTATACCAAGCAAAGAGATGCTTCGATTGCGGACAAGGTTGACCTTGCTGAAAAAGGCGTGGCGATGAAGGTGCGCAAAGGCGAATCGGCGGATCAGGCAGTCGAGCGATTGTACGGCAAGCAAGGTATCTCCCTGAAAGAAGCTGGTGCATTTCGTATTGATAATAAGAAGGTAAAGAACGAGCTTACCAATATTCTTAATCGGGTAGACGAAGCCCCTGAAGGCGGTATGTCATCCGAGCGAAACCCTAGAAGCGGAAGGCCACAGGCAATCGTAGGAAAGCAATTATCGGACGAAGTAAAAGGCGTATTTACCCGTAAAGATCCACGGGGTACGATCAATATGCTCATCAACGATATTACTGAGTCGATCCGCAATCGCTTGCAGTTAAACTTCCTTTATCGTTCAGGTAAACCAAGCAAGTATTCAGACAACGAGTTAAAGGCTAGGGTCGTGTCTCCTGTAAGGTTTAAGGTTACTGGATTATCCAAGACCTCACGATCTGCCGCATCACTCAAAATGGATGCAATCGATGAAGCATACCTTCGTAATAATGTTGAGGTATTAGCAAAGGAAGGATTTACCAAAGACCCAAACAAGTTAATCGAACAAGCTCGCAAGGTTGCCAGGGAAGCATTG